ACTGCTATAAATACTGCTATCTCTGGGTTAGAAAATATATCTAGTGCAGATGTAAGCACAGCCATAAATAACGCACTTGCAGATAGAGAAAATTTATCTACTACAGATGTACAAGGTATTGTAGATTCTGCTGCAACAGAGTTTACGCAGCAAGTAAGTACTTTAGAAACAGATCTTACTACATTAATTAATCAAAATGCTGGAGATGTTGATGCTGCACTAGAACAACTTTCAAGTAATCTTGGCACTACAGAAGATGCATTATTAACGGAGATTGGTACTACCCGTGATGCTCTTACAGATCAGTTTACGCAGCAAGTAAGCACCTTAGAAACAGACCTTACTACATTAATTAATCAAAATGCTGGAGATGTTGATGCTGCACTAGAACAAC